GATATGTTGAGTACGCTCACGCAAACAATGGTAAGCTATATGTTAAGGTGATGAACGGATGGGAGTTAGGTGAGCTGCACGATGTGGACACCACCGAAAGCAAATCCACTCCGGTAGATGCGGACGCGGTACTATTGCAGGACAGCGCGGATAGTTCAATCTGGAAAAAGCTAACTTGGGCGAACCTGAAGGCAACACTACTCACCTATTTAAATGGCGAATACGTAGCGAAGAATGCCGCCATAACCGGGGCGACAAAAACTAAAATCACCTATGACGCTAAAGGCCTTGTAACAGCCGGAGCAGATGCCACAACAGCGGACATCGCAGACAGCACCAATAAGCGATATGTAACAGACGCACAACTGACCGTTATCGGCAACACTTCAGGCACAAACACGGGCGACCAGACCATCACCTTAACCGGAGATGTAACAGGCAGCGGTACGGGAAGTTTCGCTGCCACCATTGCAAACAACGCGGTAACGAACGCGAAGCTGGCACAGGTTGCCACGGCAACATTCAAAGGGCGCACGACGGCGGGAACAGGCAACGTCGAAGACCTCACAGCTACACAGGCAACCGCCCTGCTGAACAACTTTACAAGCACGCTAAAAGGCCTTGCGCCTGCTTCAGGTGGAGGAACGACTAACTTCCTTCGGGCAGATGGAACGTGGGCGGCCCCGGCAGGAGGTGGAGCGGGTGACGCTACAACCCTTTACGAAAACTTTACTCAAGTCGGGGTAGCGAACAGCACAACAAAGACAGCGATTGTCAGCTATACTTTGCCGACTGACTTGGTAGCGGGCGACATGATTGAAATACACATGAGCGGAACGTACAAAAACAACTCCGGTGCATCGCGAAACTTCAACATTACGCACGAATTAGGCGCAACCACAATGCTGACACAAGGTGTTTCCCTTGTGGTAAACGCTGATGAAAGAACCTGGAACGGCTTGGCCCGTCTTTACATCGTAAGTACGACTTCGCAGCGATACGGGTATTTTGGATTGGGTTCAATCGGCGCAGTTGGAACAATGGCCACGGCCAGCACAGCTTCAATTCCAATGAACGGTACAGGATATGGCACGGCTGCCGAAACTATTACCAGCGCAAAAACGTATCAGGTTGCAGTAGCATTCGCAACAGCTTCAGCAGATTTGTTTTTGTATTGTCAGGCCGTAAAAATAGTAAAAATAGCAGCAGCATGATTTATCGTGACATAACGGGCGCAATAAGCCCTGAACCGAAAGATGGATATTTCCCCGTCCATGAACTCAAACCCGAAGCAGACCCGTGCTGCGTAGTGGTGGAAGACCGCCTGCAATGGGCTGAAACTCATTGGGTGCAGTTGTACAAGCAGCAACCTAAGCCATTATACACGGCGGGAGAATGGCTGGACATAGTGGGAATCGGAAGCAGCCAGCAGCCGACCTTGATTTATTTAAAAATGAAACTTCAGGCAGCGGGCAAAACCAGCGCGAAAATAAACGCATTGGAAACCTATCTTCAGCAGGTGTTGGGCGCGTATGCCGTTGACAATTCCCCTCGCTGTGACTGGGGTCAGCCGCCTGTCACGTATTACGACGCAGTTAAGGAAGCAATGGAGGTGCTGCAAGGATGACGAACGAAACAAAAGTGCTGGCTTATGTGGCCCTGCCTCCGATAGCGGTGTACCTCACGGCGGCGGGGATTGAACTGAAGCTGGTTTATGGTTTGGCGGCTGTCATGTTCCTGGACATTCTGACGGCGGTCATCATGTGGCTTCGGATTGATCCGAGCAAGATAAAAAGCCGGGTGCTGAAGAACGGTTTAACCGAAAAATTCGCATCGCTCATTCCCGCGATTATTTGTTTTATCGTGTTATTGAGTATTGACCGCGACGCATCGGCCCTGGTTAATGGCTACCTGACTATCCTGTTAATTGCGGAGGGGTACAGCGCGATAAGCAATGCGCACAATGCATACACGAGGGAATATAAAGAAGAGTTCGACGCAGTTAGCGCGGTTCTTGCAGCGGCTCGGAAACGTATATTTAACACGCTTCAGAAACTTATTCGTACATTTGTGGAAGATGAGCAGCCACCGAAGGAATAAAACGCATAAACGGGGCAGGCAGCGGTCTCATCGGTTGCGGCTGATGATGATAAAGAATAACCGCAAATTCATGGAACTTATCAAGCGATGGACAAAATAACACTCGACCGAATCAAACTACTTCACCCGGCCCTGCGCGAAGAAGCAACGAAAATCTATGCTGACATCTGCGCTGCTATGCCTGCGGGCGTCGTGTGTAGATTCACCCATACCCTACGCACGAAGGCGGAACAGGACGCAATTTACGCAGAAGGACGCACAAAGCCGGGGTCAATTAAAACTTACAAACGCGGTGGCCATAGTTACCACAATTACGGCTTAGCGATTGATTTTGTCCTGATTGTAAACGGGAAAGTGAGTTGGACGGTGGACAAAAACTGGCTTGCAGTCATATCCATCTTCGAAAGTTACGGCTGGAAAAGCGGTTACAGGTGGGAAAAATTTATTGACCCTCCGCATCTGGAAAAAACCTTCGGAAAAACAACGGCGCAACTGCTCGCAACGGGCAAGCAATACCCTGATTTGTAACAAATATTGACCAGATTTATTTATAATCGGCAAATTTACCCATGAACCAACACCAGGCACACGCACGGCGAAGGATTGATATTTACAATCAGCACCGGGCAGAAATTGAAGCATTGCCAAAGCGCACGGCGGGAAGGTGGTTACATTGTAATTACCCCCGGGAGTTTGCGAGCATAGAAATCGGGCGTGACTTCATCAGATACATAACAGGTTCGCGGGGCCGGCAGATTCCAAAATATACTGCAATGACCATAAAACAATACAAATCCACCATCGCTGAAGGTCTTGCAAAGTTGCGAGCCTTCCAGGAAAGCAAGGCGCAACCTATCGTTCTGACCGATTGCGCAATCCTGGTATTGTCAGACATTCACCTGCCATTTCATGACTTGCCAAGCCTGACCGCTGCCATAGAGTACGGCGAATCCAGGCAGCCTGACGTGGTGTTGCTGAATGGTGACATCTTGGATTGCTATGACATCAGCCGCTTCATGAAAGAACAAGACCGCCCTACGATCACGGATGAAATTGCGATGGGTATTGAGTTTCTTGAACTGCTGCGAAAGGCGTTTCCACAGGCACGTATCATTTACAAGTTGGGCAATCACGAAGAGCGGATGCGCCACTACATTCTGAAGAACGCTCCGCAATTTGGTAACCTTAAAGCCCTGGAATTTGAAAGCCTGCTGCAATTTGAGCGGCTGGGCATTGAGCGTGTGAACCGGGAAATCATAAAAGCTGGCAAACTGAACATTCTGCACGGCCATGAGATGGGCGAAAGCGTATTTTCTCCTGTGAACCCTGCCCGGGGCTATTTCCTGAAGGCCAAGGCTAACACCTTAGTAGGTCATTACCACCAATCCTCACACCATAGCGAGGGCGATTTGAACGGGAACAAGGTCGGGGTGTGGTCAACAGGTTGCCTTTGCTCATTAACCCCTGAATATCGGCCCTTTGCTTATACCAAATGGAAGCACGGGTTTGCTTATGTCACGGTAGAAAGCGATGGAACTTTCCAAGTTGAAAATAAAGAGATAATTGATGGACGCATTTTCTGACCTCGGCGCAATCGTTACCATTAACCACGGCGGGCACGGTGCGAGCGCGGTAATCAAGGCCCCTGCCTTCGCTGATGAAGTGGTGCGGGCATTCTTTGCTCAGGCGGTAGCGGTGGGGTTTCATTCCGATAGCCTGCTCAATGCGATGGAAACGCTGCTGGAAGAATTCAGGGGCGATGTATTTACAACAATAGATGACGATGAAGAATAAAGGCTGCGGCGCACACATCGCCTATGCAGGGCTGGCCATGATTGCCCTGCTGCTTGCTTCCTGCTACACACCGAAGCGATGCGCAAGGGTGCTTTACAAGTGCGGGATTCTTACTGATACGGTAGAAGTGTGGGATTCGATACGAATTGAGCGGGTCATTACCGATACCCTGCTGCGATGGGATTCGCTGCGGCTGCATGACACGGTAACAATCGAACAGGACCGGGTAAGGGTGAAGATTGTGCGCCTGCCCGGGGAGCGTCTGTTCGTGCAGGGCGAGTGCAAGGACACGGTCATTAGGTACGTTCGGCAAGTGGTGAACGCCGTGAAACGGGAGCGATATATACCCCGTTGGCTGTGGTGGCTGCTGTTTGGCGGCTTCGTGTTCGGATTTTGGCTGCGCAATCGCGTGCCTTTGTAAATTTTTTTCATCCGTAAAACGCTGATTATCAATTAGTTAGCGTTAAGCAACAAAAATAATTCACTTAAATTGTGGATAGGTGTTTGCAGTTGTGGAAATCGGTAGTATATTTGTATTACCAATTAGCACAGACATGACACAGACAACACTTGGCAGCAGCAAATTTATCAAGGTAAGCAACTACCGCCCGACGTTTGCAAAAAATGCTATTGTAAAGACATTGCAAAAAGCTGGTTTTGATGTTGAAGTAAAACTTGCTCGCACTACAAATAGTGCTTACATAACTGGCGATAAAGATGGACGTTATTTTGAAATTCGTGTTAGTGACCATTCTCAAGCTATTGATGTTTGCGACAAGTTTTACAGCGATGAAGAAGCTGTTTACAAAAACTATTACGATATGTTTGAAGCTGATGTTTTTACCGCTGCACACTACGCAGAATTGAAAACTAAATTAGCTGCTTGGATTGCATTAAATTAACACACAAAACCATGAACTACAACCAATGGATTCAGCACATCCGCGCAGAGCGTAAGAAATGCGCGGAAAAGCTGGCGCAGTACGGCGATAAGCCCGTGATGAGCGCACAGGAGCGGCAGAGGATTGCCGATAGGACACGAGTAACAATTAACACACCTAATTCATAACACACATGAACACTATCAAAATTTCAACCAAGGTCGAGGCCTTTAAAGAGATTCAAGTGCCGTATTTCGGCAAGCATGACGGCAGATACATCTGCTGCACAGGTCGCAACAAGTACGGACACCTTACGGGGCTTTATGTTCGCAATGGCATAATTGCTAACCATGTCAGCGAATCTGATGTACAATTTGCCGAACCATGCACACCCGCTGAATTTGCGGCTGCTTTTGAAGAAGCGCACCATAATCTTCGCAGCGAGTATGAAGCAATCATTCAAGCGCAGGAGGGCGGGGAGAAATGAACCTACTCCACACACTTTGCCGCAAACGGCAACTGCGCCACAACGTAGGCGACATCATCACCTTCCGCGAATCGCGAATCCGGGCAACCGTGGCAGCTTCCCGCTGGAATTATCAATCAAAATGCTGGGAATATCACCTTGAAGGCTTCCCAGGATGGACAAAACAAAACTTAATCAAATAACCATGAAACACATAACACAGGCAATGCTCAACGTCATGAAGGCGGTACAGAGCGTAGAAAAAAACAAGGTAGTCGGCACGGGCGTTAATGCTTACAAAGGTGTCGAGGACAAAGATGTAAAGGTTGCAATTCGCACGGCCATGATTGAAAACGAACTGATCATCGTTCCCATTTCTATCGAACCGAAAATGCAGATTGAACGCTGGGAAGAAGTTTACAACGGTCAGGCGAAAACGAAACAATCCATCCTTACCGAGGTAAAAACAAAATACCGAATCATTCACAGCAGCGGTGAAAGTTTAGAAATCGAAGGATACGGACACGGGCAGGATTCGCAGGATAAAAGCGCAGGCAAGGCAACTACCTACGCGCTTAAATATGCCTTGCTCTATACCTTCCTTGTTCCCACCGGCGATATTGACGACGCTGACGCGGTTCATTCAAGCGCAATATCAACACCACAGCGTACAACATCGCAAACCAATGACAAACCGTGGCTGAATAAGACGGACAAGGCTTATCTCGATGCATGCGCATGGGTGAAAGGCAAACTTGAAGAAGGTTACAACACCGCTATTGCCAGGCTGGAGCAGACGTACAAAATCAACGCAACTATGAAAACGGCTCTGTTGATGATTGCGAAGGGCGGCCTTGACCCGAAGGGAGGCACGGAATGAGTGAAATGCCGATTGAAGAACTGGTGAGATACGTTGCGTACATCGCCCTCTTCGCCGCTGCCCTGTCAATTATTGACACCATCAGGGGGTGGTTCAGGAAATGAGGCCTTACCCATTGCCTAAGAACGACTTTAATGCAGCCCTTCGCCGTTATTACGATACGCAAATGGACTGCATCTGGGAAGTGGTAGCAAGAACTTGCAATGTTCCTGACGATGCGATCAACACAAAGCGCAGGAACGCCCCGTGGAAAATGGCGCGATTCTACTTCTGGTACTTCGTCAAGACCACAACCGATGTCACCTGGAAGCAGATGTCACAATACGCAGGAGGGCGCGACCATTCAACCGCAATACACGGGTATCAGTCCATCTGCGACTGGATGAAGGTGGACAAGGCAATCAGGCGCAAGATTGAAGAAATCGAGAAAGTGCTTGAAGGTCGCATTCACCAGGGCGATGAGTTCTTCGGGCGTGAAAAAAACTTGCATTACGGATTTCTTTGAACTATATTTGAAACCAAGTTAGGAAACGCTGATTGACACCCAGCCCTAATGAACAGAATATGAAAAACGAAATTAAACAGACGCTCCCTTGGAGTACCAGTGCGCCCTTTTATTCTGGGGGCGGTGTCACACTGGGAAACAGGGGGGCGTTTTGCTTTTATGAAAGATCCAGCAATACTATTCTACACATCTGATTTCCTGAGCGGAACAATGACCATGACAAACGAGCAGGTGGGCGCGTATATGCGTCTGCTTTGCCTTCAACATCAGAAAGGTGAACTATCCGAAAAAGATATGTTATTCATATGCGGAACACGCGATGAAGACATTTGGAACAAATTTGAAAAAAGCGAATCCGGAACTTATTTTAATTCTCGTTTACGTTTTGAAATCGAAAGAAGGAAGGCTTATTCTGAGAGTAGGCGTAACAATCGAAAGAAGAAAGACATATCTAAAACATATGTTGAACATATGGAAAATGAAAATGAAAATGTAAATAGAACTAAAAAGAAAGGGGGTGCAGGGGGAAAACAATTTGTTCCACCAACATTAGAAGAAGTCATCGCCTATTTCAAACTTAGGGGCTACACACAAGAATCAGCAGAACGAGCGTTTTACTATTACCATGAAAACGCATGGAAGGACAAAAACAATACTCAAGTTCAAAACTGGAAATCAAAAATGAACAGCACGTGGTTTAAACCTGAAAATAAAAAACAATCTTCGCAAGCTAATTACCAAACACTAACACCATGAAAGACACAGAACTCGAACAGGACGTACTTGCCATGTTCATCAACAGCTACCAAGCTCAAATGCACATAAACGAATGCAACGAGCATTTTTTCACGACACCTGAAACGAAGGCAGCCTTTCAGACGGTAAAAAGCCTATTCGATAAAGGCGAACCGATTGACCTTGTGACCGTTTCCATGCGGCTGAAGAAGATGGGCTTTCCTGTTCAGACGGCGGCGGCTATTTCGGAGCGATACATCGGCGATGCAAACCTAAATTTCAAAATCAAAATCCTGCACCAGTTTTATCTAACTCGGCAACTGACCGTTTTAGCGAACGAAATGCAGCACCAGACTGCTGACAAGAACACAGACCCTTTCGCCATCATCAGCAACGCACAGCAGCGGCTGGATGAACTCGCCATCATCGAAAAGACGGACGGCGTTCACATTGCGAAGGTGGCAGCGGACAGGGTAAACGATATAGCGCAGCGAAAACGCGATGGGATTCGCACTCTCGGAGTGCCTTCAGGATGGGAAATGCTTGACCGCTTCACGGGTGGATTTGTGCCGGGGGAGTTTTGGGTTGTGGCAGGCAGGCCGGGCATGGGTAAAACATCCTGGGCAACTTCGATAAGCATCGCGCATGCACTCCGGGCAGGTGGCAAGGTTGCTTTCTTCAGTTTAGAAATGACGAAGGAGGGCCTTGTGGACAGGGTCTTAAGTTCGGAGTATGGAGTAAACAGCGAATGGATCAGGACGGCGAATGTAACGGACGAGCAAATAGAAAACATGGCCCGGCTTCAGAACATTGCCCGGATGAGCATTTGGATAGACGACAGCAGGAGTCAGACGATTGACCAAATCCGCTCAAAGCTGAAGATGATGAAGGCTCGGCACGGGATAACATTAGCAATTATTGATTACCTCGGACTTATCAATCCTACCGACCCAAAGAAAATCCGAGAGCAGCAGGTGGCCTACATTTCCCGACAATGCAAACTTATAGCGGGTGAATCGAATATGACCGTAATTGCCATTTCGCAGTTGAACAGGCAAAGCGAGCAGCGGGGCGATAAGCGGCCAGGACTTGCTGACCTTCGCGAATCCGGGGCCATAGAACAGGATGCTGATGTTGTGGTGTTTCCTTTCCGACCGATGTATTACGAAACCGAAAAGCCTGTTGTGGAGGACGCTGAAACGATTATCAGCAAGAACCGAAACGGGAGGACGGGAATAATTCCATGCAGGTTTGAGAGTAGTTATTCGCATTATTTGTTATGAGGCACGGCAGTTTATTTTCCGGTATCGGAGGCTTTGATCTTGCAGCAGAATGGATGGGCTGGGAAAACGTCTTCCATTGCGAATGGAATCCCTTCGGACAAAAAGTTTTACATCATTATTGGCCTAACGCAATTACATACAATGACATCACAAAAACAGATTTTGGAAGCCACCGCGGAACAATTGACATTGTTTCAGGTGGCTTCCCTTAACCATGCCAACCTTACTCAGCAGCCGGAAAGCGGCTCGGCAAAGAAGATGAACGCCACCTGTGGCCAGAGATGCTACGAGCAATACGCGAGATTGCCCCAAAGTACGTCGTGGGGGAAAATGTTCTTGGCCTCACTAATTGGAACGGGGGAATGGTATTCGACGAAGTGCATTCTGACCTGGAATCTGCGGGTTACGAAGTCCAGGCCGTGGTTATACCTGCGGCGGCGGTCAATGCCCCGCACGGAAGGGATAGGGTTTGGTTTGTTGGAAGGCGAATTGCTACCGACACCGATAGCGGGCGATTGGAAAGGACAACTTCGCTCGGACGGAACGGCGAATATGTTGAGCGGGAAGGCGAGTTTGGGCTTGCTGCCGACACCGACAGCAATGGACAGCACAGGCGCAACAGCGAACATGAAAAGTACGCAAGTGAAGGAAGGTTCGATGCACTCGGTGACATTGGCGCGGGCGGTGAACATGGGCTTACTGCCGACACCGACGGTAAACGACATGAAAAATGCAAGCCTGCCTCCATCTCAGATAGACAGAAACGATTCAATAGTAAAACGCATACTTTTGGAAAACCCGAATGCTGGGAAAAATTCCCAACTCAATCCCCGATTTGTGGCGGAGATGATGGGCTTCCCTGTGAACTGGACGGAATTACCTTTCCTAAGTGGCGAAACGAATCGATTAAAGCCTACGGAAACGCCGTAGTGCCGCAAGTGGTGTTTCATATTTTCAAAGCGATTGAAGAAATTGATTATCTTTGCAACGCATGACCCCGGTTAAATGGCTCATAGAACAGCACATCGCGAAGGCGGGAAAGCTGTCCACGGCTGACTATCGCGAAGCGGTAAAACAGGAGGGGTTATTGATACGCGCAACCTTCGCCGCTGCATTGGAACAAGTAGGCATCACCGCTGCGAGTGCGAAGAAAATAGCGGCTGAATATTACCGACAAACCTATGACACCTGAGATATTTTTAGCCCTGCTATCCATCGCTGGCGCATCTGTGCCTTTTGGCCTGAACAATCAAATTGACAACCTCGGCCCGTTCAGTGGGTACAAGGTATTCCGCTGCCCGGTTTGCCTGTCGTTTTGGATTGCACTCATTACGATTGCGCTGATGGGCGGGAATCCGGTGTATGCTGGCCTTGCTCCGATATTCGCTCAACTCATTCATAAAGTTCTGTACTGATGTACCGACACGAAGTACCGGAAAACAGCCTGTGTGCCTTTTGGGGCGAAAACATCCGGGACGGCATCACCATTGCCCGATACCACAGGACGGAACAACGCACCCCGTTTGACATCCATTGGACGATGGGCGGCGACTACTTTCAAAACTTTTCCCCTAATTACTTGGAAGCCATCGCGCAGTTCAGAGCCGAAACCCGGCACAGAAACGAGCCACCGCACTTTATCGTATGAACACGGAACAAAAGGCGCAATTTGCACAACTCGTTCCAAAGTGGAACGCATACAAGCGAAACCTTGTGTGGACATTTGACGGGGCAGAAACGGCGGTTATTGAAAAGCTGGCTTACGTTCTGTTGGGGCGCACGCTGAACAACTGCCCATCGTGTAAGATAGAAGCAATGAGGCAACTTGAAAACTTGTACAACGCATGAAAACATACCTACACAGCGGCAACGCAGGAGATGTGATTTATATGCTGCCAACCATCCGGGCAAACGGCGGCGGCACTCTTTACCTGAACCCTGACCGCCCTGCACAATACGCGGCCGGGCTGACCCATCCTGGAGGGGGTGTGATGCTAAACGAAAATATGTGCAATATGTTGCGCCCTTTGGTGGAGTATTGCGGGATCAAGTGCGAATTGTGGCACGGCGAAGCGGTGGATTACAACCTGGACCTATTCCGGGAGCAGCGAATTAACCTTTCTGCTTATGACATCAGGCGTTGGATTCTTTCGGTTTACCCTGAGTTATTGCCCGGGCCTGCCTTCCGCATCAATAGGCAGAACGATACCTACATCACCGTGAACCTTTCGGAACGATACAGGAACAACGCAGCGGGAGGGGATGCCAAGTGGGCGATGCTTCAGGAGCAGCCGTATGATGTGTTTTTTATCGGGGTGCAGGAGGAGTTTGAAAAGTTCGCAAAATTCTGCCCGAAGGCGCATTACCTGAAAACGGAAAACTTCCTGCACATGGCGCACCTGATGGCAAAGGGTGTAATGCACTTTGGAAACCAAAGCAGCCCTTTCGCGGTTGCGGAGATATTCGACCTGCCCCGAGTGTTGGAACTTTCGCCCTACTGCCCGAATGTGGTAAGCACAGGGGAAAACTGGGGCGTGGTTTATAACAACGAAAACATGAAGTGGCACGTTGAACGCTTATGCCGCATGGAACAAAAACAGGAAATACCCATTGTAATAAATCCCTCATGAGTAAATACACATTCGACCCTTCGCACCTGACATGGTGGCATACCATACAACTTCCTGACGGCACGAAGACCGCAGGGGTTCACGATTACGACACGGCAACAGGCGAGCGCTATCTATTCCCGGACGTGAAAGGTAAAACCGTAGTGGACATTGGAACCTTTGACGGCTATTGGAGCGCACGAGCGAAGAAGAACGGCGCAAAGAGTGTGATTGCCCTCGACTACAACAAGCGGGAAACGGCTGAGCATATCGCGCAAACCTTCAAGTTTAAGTACTTCGCCGGGCATAACATTGACTTTAACAAACCATACACGGCCCTGCCTTCAGATGTGGTGCTGTTCTATGGGGTTGTTTACCATCTTTACAACCCTGTGCAGGGCATCCTTAACGCATTATGGCTAACCGCTCCGGGCGGCATCATGTGTATTGAATCAGCTATTAATCAGGCAGGCGCGATGGGGAACAACGTGCGCTTTAATCCTGCCACGCATGATGGGGATGAAACAAACTACTTTATGCCCACAATCCAGGGGCTAAAGGACACCATCGCGGTTGCGGCAAAGGTTATTGACGCGAAGATAGAAATGATTGCCGAGGCAACCGATAACGGGCAGCACAGGTGGGCGGCTCAATACCTTGTTAAGTGAAACCGTACAAGCGCATTTACCTTGAAGCACGCAACCTTACACAAAACGATTTCATCCCCTGCGAAGTCTGCGCGGCCCCGGCGGTCGATATCCACCACATACAGGCTCGGGGGATGGGCGGGAGCAAACTACGGGACAATCCAGAAAACCTTATCGCCCTGTGTCGAACTTGCCATCATGAAGCTGACTTTGGCACGGGATTGCCGAAAGAGTATCTTAGAAAAATAGTAAATGAAGCTCTACAAAACAAAGGACGTTAAGTTAAACCCAGCGAACCCGCGAATAATCAAGGACGATAAGTTCGCGAAGTTGGTTGAATCGCTGAAGGAGTTTCCGGAAATGGCCACAATCCGCCCTATTGTCTGCAATACAGACATGGTGATATTAGGCGGCAATATGCGATTCAAGGCCATGCAGGCGGCAGGATGGAAAGAAGTACCTGTTGAGGTTGTGGACTGGCCCGAAGATAAGCAGGCAGAGTTTGTCATTAAGGACAACGTGAGCGGAGGCGAATGGGACTGGGATATGCTGGCGAACCAATGGGACGCGGAGAAGCTGGAGGCGTGGGGATTGGATTTGCCAGACCTTACGCAAGAGGAAAAATATACAAGCAAAATCGAATCGCCAGTTTATGAACCAAAACGCGATAAGCCTGATATTTCAGAACTTATTGACGTAAGCAAGGCAAAGGAATTGCAGGAGGCCATAAATAAAAGCAACGCCCCTGATGAAATAAAGTATTTTTTGACATTGGCAAGTTATCGCCATGTAGTTTTCAATTTCGAGAATATCGCTGAATTTTACTGCCACGAATCGGAAGAAGTTCAGGAACTAATGGAGCAATCGGCACTTGTAATTATTGACTTTGGCAAGGCTATTGAGCAGGGCTTTGTTGTGCTTTCGGAGAAGCTGACAAAACTATACACGGAAGACCATGAGGAATGATTTCGCGGCATTTATACTAAGCCACGGGAGGCCCGATAAAATACACACAATCAAATCGCTTGAGCGGGCAGGGTATAGCGGTCGTTATTTCATCGTAATTGATGACGAAGACGATACGGCAGAAGATTACCGCGCAAAGTATGGCGATAAGGTTTTGCAGTTCAACAAAAAAGCATACGCGGATATGACCGATGAGGGGGATAACTTTGACAATCGCCGCACAACTACACACGTAAGAAACGCAATCTTTGACCTTGCCAAAGAACAAGGCTGCAAATTCTTCATCGCGCTCGATGACGATTACACGGATTTTGTTTACAAATACAACGATGAAGCAGGTTTTGCAGAATCGCATATACTTTCAATAGATAGAACTTTTGATTTACTTATCGATTATTTAGAAACTACGCAAGCGCAATCTGTGGCAATGGCTCAAAATGGGGATTTCATCGGAGGTGCATCTGGAACATTTGCCCAGCACGTAAAGCCAAAACGTAAAGCGATGAATACTTTTATTTGCAGCACCGATAGACCTTTTCAATTTATCAGCAGATTAAACGAGGACGTGAATACATATCTTACCCTCGGGCATCGGGGTAAACTATTTTTTACAATACCACAGGTGGCCATAATTCAAAAACAAACACAGGCAACTAAAGGTGGAATGACCGAGGCCTATTTAGAAGGTGGAACATACGTCAAAACTTTTTACAGCGTTATGTATTGTCCATCGTTTGTAAAAGTGTCAATGATGGGAGAAAAACACAGGCGAATTCATCACCGTGTAAGCTGGAAAAATGCCGTTCCGGTGATATTGTCAGAAGATAAAAAACAGAGGCAAAACAATGAATGAAAATCTCAAACCATTCAAACCAGGGCAATCGGGAAACCCCAACGGACGCCCCCGAAAATACGTTTCCACCCTGCGCGAGCAAGGATACAAGCTATCGGAAATAAACGACTGCATTCAAGTCATGATGGCCATGACCATAGAGGAACTAAAGGAGGCATTTGAAAACCCAACGGCTACGGTATTGGAAAAGACAATCGCGGCGGCAATAAAACGCAGTATTGAAAAGGGCAGCCTTTACTCTATTGAAACGCTCCTCTCCCGTGTGTACGGCAAGCCTAAAGAATCGGTAGACATGGACATCCAGGGCGAAGTAACGGTAACGATGAACCTTAACCCCACGCAGCCATGAGCGCACACGATCCCGAGCATTACAAGGGCGAGATAGAATGTATTGACGCAATCCGGGCAAGTATGACTCCGGGTGCATATCGCGGCTACCTGAAAGGTAACGTGATGAAGTACCTTTGGCGACATGAGCGCAAGGGCGGCGCGGAAGATTTGAGAAAGGCGCAGGTCTATTTGGCGTGGTTAATCGAAGCACAGAAATGAACATCTTAGGCATACTAAACGGCATGAGCGGTATTTCTTACCACCGCTTATACGCACCCCTGCACGACTTGCAGATTCGCGGCTTTGCACAAATTGATATTTGGACACCACGGGATGAGAACGGCGCATACCGCCCTTTACCCGACTTAGATAAGTATGACCTTGTTATCTGGAATGGAACGCTGGCAGAACCGCAGGAGCAAATAATTTCCATCCTAAATACCCGGGGCATCCCCTTTATAGTTGATATAGACGATTACTGGATGTTGAACCGATACAACCCTGCCGTTGATGAATGGATACGCAGGGGGCTATCGGCAAAGGTGCAGGCTGCTTTGTACCACGCGGACGCGGTTATATGCGAAAACGACCGTTTGCGGGAGAAGGTTTACAATGTGAATCGCAACGTTTACACGATACCCAACGCGCTGAACCTTACTGAACTGCAATGGAATCAGGAAAAGCAACCAGGCGATAAATTCCGCGTGGGCTTTGTTGGCAGTAGGTCGCATCGGTACGACCTGTTCACAATTTCACAAGCGGTCCGGGAGTTTTGCGAGGAAACAGGCAGCGAGTACAACATCTGCGGCTATGATGAAAAAGACCCGGAATGGCAGGCGGTAGGCAACGATGTTGCCCCGGTGGGGCATCCTGACTGGCTGAAACTTCGCCCCGGGGTTCATCCTTCGCAGTACGGCATTTACCTTTCCAGGCTGGATGTGGTGCTTGCCCCCCTGGTTGGTTCGCAGTTCAACCTGTGCAAGTCCGATTTGAAAGTAAAAGAGGCTGGCAGCTATTCGCTGCCCGTTATTGCTTCAGACTTTGGGCCATACCATGACCATCCTTCCCACGGCGTTTACACGGCATCGGGCGTTAAGGAATGGAAGGCGCGGTTGTATGAGGCGTATGAAGGCAAGTTAGACGGCAGGCCAAACGCGGCGTATTTGGAGAAACAGGGCGACCTTCACAAGGTGAACCTGGACCGGATTGCGGTGCTGACTGAAGTACTTGTGAAAAAATAATTTACTTTTTTGTGGTTAAATGCTTGCAAGTGTGGAAAACGGTTGTATCTTTGTATCACCAAACAACGAAACAATGACACACACAAACGAATTTGCAGTAGGTAACGAGATCACATTAATGCAGAATATCAATTCATCTTTTTTGCATTTTGTGACAATTGTAAAAGCAACTGAAAAGGCTATTCAGGTAAAAAACGAACGTGGGATCACCGTTTGGATTCCAAAGTCAGGTTTAGAAAAGCAAGTTTCTACAACTCACCACAACGTAACTTTAGTAGAGTACAGTTTTAAAATGTGGCTTCGTAGAATTAATGAAGGTAAAGACATAAAAAACATTTTTAGAATTTTCGCATGATCAACAAACGGCGGGGGCTTCGGCCCCTGCTTTTTACTATATTTGCAACACCATGAATAACACAGAACAACTTGAACACTTTGCCCACGGCCTGCCCGTTATGGAGCGGCTTGAAGAACTGGGCAACGCATGGCGCGAAGGAAGCATTGACGCGCTGGCAACCTACATCACCCTGAACCGCATTGGCAAAATGCTTGACAGCCTCAAAGACGAGGTGAAACCTTACGCGATTGAACAGTCAGGCCAATGGCACGAAAAAACATTCAGCTATTTTGGAGCAACAATCGAAAAGAAATCCGGCGCGGGCCGTTGGGATTTCAAAGGTGTGCAGGCTTGGAATGAAGCAAAGGCAACCTTATCAGCCATTGAGGAACGGGCGAAGGCGGCAGCGCAGGCGCAGAAGTTTGGCGCGGCTATGGTCAGCGAAGACGGGGAACTTTTAGAGGGTGCTACCTACACCCCGGGCGCGGATATAATTGCATTGAAAGGGCTATGAACAACTCACGCTATTTCAAAGAAGCTGACCTTGTAGAGGACACCTTCGGCATACAGGGGCGCGTTGCCAAAATTAACGACCTGCAAAACCGCGTATGGGTTTGGGTAGGCAACGGGCAGATGTGCTACGAGCCAAGGGAACTAAAACTCATTCATCGCGATGGGATGGAGGATGGCCCGGAGTTGATAGAAGAAGATTGAAAATACCCAGCCGTCAGGGACATGGCGGCAAACATGACCGGGTAGCTCAACTGACAAGAGCATTAACTACGCTTCGCGAGGTGGCTTGCAAGCACCGACCGAAAGAGAGCCAAGCGGGTTGAATGGGTTGATGGTTTGAATCCATCCCCGGTCACAAATGTTCGACTGGCGTTTAACCAAAACGTAACCGAGCAGCCGAGCCGTCACGGTAACAAAGAATGGCGGCGGGTTTCGCGGGAAGGGGTAGCTGTGGTGGCTGCCCCTTTTCACTTTCCTAACGTCAGGAAACTGATAAGACAAAATGCCACTTTCCCCATTATAGGAAATGGCCTACTCAATTCAGCAGCAGCCGCAAGACTACTCACCTGCCTTTAACCCGCTGACCTTCGTAGTTCGCGAAACGGACACGGCAATAACGGGCGCAAGCAATTTCCGCTACCTGTGCGAGGTGGAGATTGATGGCACGATTCAGGCGAAACTCAAAGCACCCATCAGATATGGCAGCAGCCAAAACGAAGCGGTGTTCGACATTACAGAAATCATCGCGTCATACGTCGGCAACGACTTTGAACCACCATCAGCGGCGGCGGTTGTCGGGCAGCCTCGCATCGTTACCTATCGGGCAAAGTTTGGTTATGAATACGGCAGCGGGGTTGTGACGGAAGCCACGGGCGTAGTGAACACGGGGAACAAGTTTTCATGGGATGCCTGCCTGCCTGTGCAGGACTTCCTCGGTTATGCCCAAGCAGACTACCTAACCGCATCCGGTGGAACAGCCGGGGCGCAATTTCTTACCACGGTTCGCCCTCGCAAAGTGCAGGCAGATGAGGCGCACACGATTCATGCGCTGTTTGGTACGGACACGGTAAATAAGGTGTTTGAGTTTAAGAGTTACAACGCGGCAGGTTCGCTGCTTCAGACGGTGCAGAAAACCTTCACCTATGTTGACTACAAATCGCGGCTGCTTGCGGCTGATTGCACCTTCAACGGCATAGGCTTTACGTCTGGAAACGAGGCTTATTACACGGTGCAGGCGTACCCTTCCGGTTACTCAGGCAAGGCATCGGAAACAATGCGCTTCGACCTGTGGACGGAGTGCAGCAAGTACGACCCGGTAACGCTTCACTTCCTCAACACCTTGGGAGGGTTCGATTCCTATACCTTCCGCAAACGTACGGTGCGCAACCTGACCGGGGAGAAAAAGACCTTTGAGCAGGATTCGTTCCGTTATACCACAGGCGCATACAACTACTCAAACGCTCGGGGCGGTGTCACCAATTACAATACAATGGTGACGGAGCAATGGACGCTCAACACGGACTTCCTCACGGATACCGAAGCGGAATTTATCGAGCAGTTGCTATTCAGTCCTGTGGTTTACATGGGCGCGTTTAGTGCAATGGAAAAGGTTACTGTAAACTCCACGGAGTTTGAGCGCAAGTACAACCGGGATGGGCTGGTGCAATATTCCGTCACCATTCAACGCGCCCTGACAAACAGGAGGCAGCGGCTATGATGCGGTTGTTTATTGAAGGCAGGCAGGTGGATCTGTCGGAAAACGAAGTTCTGCAAGTTACCCGGGAGATAGCGGACATCCGCGAGCCTGCGCAGCGGTCCTCTGATTGGTCCAGGACCTTTCGCATCCCCGGCACATCAGCCAATAATAAGCTTTTCGGCCACATCTTCGATGTGAACCAGGAGCAGCTCAACAACGGCACACAATTCGCGCCTGACTTTAACCCGAACAAGAAAGCGGCGGCCCTTGTGACGGTGGATGAGGTGGAACAGGTGCGCGGATATGTCCGGTTGCTCAACATAAACGTCACGCGCAAAGGACAAATAGAATACGAAGTGAGCGTTCACGGCTTAGCGGCTGACCTGTTCGCGAAGATTCGCAACCTTCAGCTTTCGGATATTGACCTATCCGAATTTAACCACACCCTAAACCGTACCAACATTCAGGCAAGTTGGAATTTTACACCTGCAAGCGGTTACGTTTATCCAATGATTGACCGAAATAGGACGGACGTACCGTTTGCAATGGTGTGGCGCGTTCAGGACTTTTACCCGGCTGTGTTTGCAAAAACATTAGTTGATAAGATTTTCACCAGCGCGGGGTTCGCGTATTCTTCAGATTCATTCTTCAATACAGACCTGTTCAAAAAACTTGTCATCCCATCGCCGGGCGTTCCACAGATAAACGAGGCTGTTGTAACATCGCGCAAGGCACGGGCAAGGCGCAACGCGGATGCGGTTTACGCGGAAGGCAGCACGATTGTTTTTAACGACGACAGCAGCGGCGGTTATTACGACAACGGCGGGAACTTCGATACGGCAACGGGCAAGTATAACAGCCCCACGGGCGGCGGGAGGTTCAGCGTATCGGGTAGTATCACCGTGAATATCACAGGCCTTTCAAACGTAACCTATCCTTACATCACAATGACGGTCGGCGTTTATGTGGATGGGAAGCTGGCTGAACTGCACAACCCTTTGCGGATCGTGAACGTGGCAGTAACGGGCGCAACAAAAACATTCACCTTCACCATTAATGACGTCTATGCTGACAAAAACGAAAAGATAGACCTACGCATTATTGATGTGCTGGATTATTCTGATGCCCGGATGGGTGAGGTAATTACCGGGGGAATCATAACAATTAAGGCAAACAGCTGGGTAAGGATTGACCCGATTCAGACTTCCTATGGGCTGGATTCAACCGTGGACATGAATGGCATTTTCACCGGGGGCAAGTGGAAGCAGGACGAGTTCTTAAACAGCCTGGTGAAGATGTTCAACCTGTACATCGAACCGACCGGGCGCACTAATGAACTATACATTGCACCGCGTGACACCTTCTATCGCGATACGGTCATTCACGACCTGACCGCGAAGATTGATTATTCGCAGCCCATGACGATAACCCCAATGGGCGAATTGGAAGGCAACCCTTACGTCTTCACATACGCGAAAGGGGATGATGATGACAGCAAAGAATATGTGGACGCCATTGGCACGGTGTACGGAGAAGCGCGGATAATAATAGACAACGACCTGATAAAAGACGAGCGCAAAACAGAAACCATCTTCGCATCCACGCCATACAGCACGGAAAGCAGCAATAACTTCCGCATTGCAAGCATGGAAACGGCTGAAGAAAAGGCTGGAACGCTGCGTATCCTGTACTGGAGCGGAAAAATAGGTACTGAAGAATGGTTATTGTGCGACTCGTTCAAGTTCTTTACCGGGCCGTCCGGTGCTGATACCATCGAAGGCTATCCCCACGCAGGGCATTTGGATGACCCTTTCACACCGACTATTGACCTGTCCTTTGGAATGCCTGCATATGTAAACCTTCCGGCTGGCGTAACATACACCAACAACAACCTGTTTAACGTTTACTGGAGAAAGTACCTGACGGAAATCACCGACCGAAATAGTCGCATCGTTACGGCGCGGGTTTACATCACTCCGGCTGACTGGCTGAAATGGTCATTCCGGGATTTGTATTTCTTTCAGGGCCAATATTTCAGACTGAACAAAATCCAAGATTACCAAGTAGGCGAAAGCGAGTTAATCGAGTGCGAGTTCTTGAAAATCAAAACAGCAAACGTGTTCACCCCGCAGACCGGGGCAGCCGGGGGAGGGTACGACATTAAGGACACGAATAACGATGCTTTCCCAAACATCAGGACGCGGCCCATCGGGAAGAAGAAACGATTTGCATGGTCAACGCTCGGAGGCAGCAACGAAGGCGGCAAAGGGCCGATAGTAGACTGGACACAAGGCGTAGTGAATTTAACTTACAAGGACATCGGCGCACCCACCACAGGCGATGTTTACCGCCCTGCTATTGAATGGACAGGAGCGGATTGGAACGTGGTATTGATTAAAGAAGTATAATGGCAAAAAAGATAGTACAACCAGTTGAAGTGCAGGCCACCGTGAGCGGGGATCAGTCCGTAAAATCCTTTAAGGCGCAGATTCGCGAAGCGCAACAGGAGGCGTTAAGGCTGGCGGCTGCGTTCGGCGAAACGGACGAGCGCACATTGGCGGCTGCAAAGAAGGTGGCACAGCTTCGCGACCAGATGGAGGATTTGAACGCCACCATCGCGGGACTGCATCCTGACCGCTTTCAGAGAATAGCAAATATCACTTCTAAACTTGCATCAGGCTTCGCAGCGGCACAGGGCGCGGCAGCTTTGCTCGGTGGAGAATCTGAAGACCTGCAAAAATCCCTTGTGCGCATTCAAGGCGCGATGGCCCTTTCGCAGGGCATTGCCGACATGAAAGACATGGGCAAAACCTTTGCAGGGCTGGGCGGGGACATTATGAGCAAGGTTGTGCCTGCGTTCACTACTCTTGCAGGTGCGGCAAAGGCTTTCATGGCTGCGTTGGGTATTGGTGTGCTGATTGGCGGCATTACAATGCTTGTTTCCTTGGTTAAGGATTTGGACTTCGGGTTAAGCGGCGTTTCAAAGACGGATAAAAAACTACTCAAGTCACAACAGGACAGGCTGAAGGCTTCGGAAAATCAAGTTAAGGCGTTGGATGAATCCGACAACATTCTGAAGGCACAGGGCAAATCTGAAAAGGACATCTTGAAGATGAAGATTGCCGCTTTGAAGGTTGCCATCGACAATCAGAAGGCGGTCATCGAAACGAGTAAGGCGCAGGCCACGGCACAAATAGCAGCGGCTGAACGCAATAGGAATATCCTTTCAGGTATTTTGGATTTCATCAGTTCTCCGATGAATCTTATCTTGAAAATTGTAGATAAGATAGCGGGCGCATTAGGTTATGAAACTGGGCTTGTTGCTGAGTTTGCCAAAATGAAGAAAGAGGTTGTGTCAATGGCATTTGACCCCGTCGAAACAAAGAAAAAAGCGGACGCAGAAATTAAAGAAATGGAGGCAGCTCAGCGGCAAATGGAAAACACGCTTGCAGGGCATCAATTAGCAGTTAAAGAAATCGGGAAACAAGCGGCGGAGGATAAACAAAAAAAGCGCGATGAAGAAAAAGCGAAGGAAGAACAAGCAGCACAGGACGCGATACAGCGCGATATAGATAGGCTCAAAACCGAAGAGGATAGTTTAGCCAACCGTCGGGCCATTGCTGAAAAGGAATTTGAGTTGCGCAAAAAAGACCTTGAGCAAAAGGGCTATGACGAAGCCCTTATGGCGAAGATGTTAGCAGATGAACTGCTGAAGATTGATCAAGAATACTACAAGCAACAGGAAACAATCCGCAAGGCAGCTGAAGAGAAGCGCAAACAGGAAAACGAAAAGGCGGCAAACGATGAGTTGGCGTTCATTCAAAAAAAGTACGATGAGGAAGAACTTGCCGCGATGAAGGCGGCCAAAACGCAAGAAGATTTGCAGAAGGCGCAAACGGAAATCCGAAAGCGCGAACTGCAAAACGAAATTCAAGCGCGTAAAGATGCAGGGCTGGCAACCGTGGAACAGGAAAAGGAACTGGAGGCGATTCGCCTTGCTAACCTGAAAGATGCGGCTGAAAAAGAAAAGACGGTTGAAGAGGCGAAGAAAAGCGTTAAAGAAAAAATCTATGCCGACCTAATGACGGCGAGCAGCGCGGCAATAGACATCATAGGGCAGGAAACGGTTGCAGGAAAAGCGATTGCCCTTGCTCAAATTGCAGCGGATACGGGTATGGCTATTGCAAAAGCGTTGAATGTGAGCCAATCACCAAGCCCCGACAACGTAGCCTCTGGCGGTTTGGCTGGCCTTGCAAAATACGCGGCACTTTCGGCGGCTATCCTTTCTGGTTCAGCGCGGGCTATTAAGATTGTGAAAAGCGGCAATGTTCAGCAAGGCGGCGGCGGTTCTCCAGGGTTAGGCGGTGGCCGTGTTAATGTTCCAATGCCTTCCATGAACAGCAGCAGCTTGGGAGGTGGAACGCAGCAGGCCGGGCAATGGAGTAACAAAGTCTATGTAACTGAAGGGGATATCAGCGCAACGCAGCGGCGCACGCGCAACCTTCGCAAAACGAGCGTGTTATGAACGGCAAACTCACAGCACTTCAGCGGCAGTACCTTTCACGGCTCGGCAAAGCGGAGGTAGAACAGCCAACCCTCACAGGTGATTTGCTTTCTGACTTGGTACAGGGGTGGACTAACTACACCACGGAGCGTTTGAAAACGAGCCTTAAAAATTCCCAGAACCCTTCAGGACGTGCAAGCATGAGTTTGTTTCAATCACTCGACGCAGCGAAGACACGCACACGGGGGAAGGATGTAATCGGCGCAATTAACGCTAATGATTATTACGAATACGTGGACGGTGGCAGGCGACGCACACGGAACAGCGGTGACGGCCAACTTGTAAAGGCATTGTCTGGGCCTACCGGGTGGATCAGCGCAAAGGGCATAGACGTAAGCAATATGCCAGGCGACACACGCGCAGAAAAGAACATGAACCTGGCCAAAGCGATTGCGCGCAAAATCCACGCAAAAGGCTACAAGGGCAACAAGTTCTTCAGCAAAATCATTAACGACGCCACCTTTGACGAGTTCGCGGAATACCTCGGACGGGCGATGGGGCAGAAGATAGCCCTTTCCATTTCCGTTATGGCAAAGCAAGACAAATGACATTTTTAACCATTAGATAAAATGAACGACCCGATTTACTACTTAGAAATTGAAGACGGCGATGGACTGACGCAGGTCAGCCTTGTGCAGTCACCCGCCATTGAAGAGGATTTCCATTTCTTCAGCGCGGATAAATTCGTGACCCCGACCGCTAACGAAACCGAAGAAGACTTTATCGGGCGGTGCGTTCCCATCCTGATCGGCGAAGGCAAAGACCAGGAACAGGCGGTTGCAATATGTTACAGCTATTGGGAAGACAAAACGCAGATGGCCAGCTTCAGCGACTACCCCGAGGCAGCGAAGGCAAACGCAGAACGCGGCATCCGTCTTAACGAAGAACTGAACAACAAGTGTGCGACACAGGTGGGCAAGGTCAGGGCGCAGCAGATTGCATCCGGAGAACCGCTGTCAGAACAAACTATCCGGCGCACCTACTCCTATCTTTCCAGGGCGGCTGAATACTACAACCCAGACGACCCTGAGGCGTGCGGCACTATTTCATACCTCCTATGGGGCGGTGAAGAAATGCTACGTTGGGCAGAGGCGAAAATCAACACGATAGAGCGGGAGAAACTTTCCTTCGCTATTCAATCCGAAGAACGGCGCATCATCACAGGCCCGGCCATGATTGCAGAAAAACCCATCCTGCGCAGGGCTGAAGACGGCACAACCTATTACGTCAAGTTCAGCGCGGCAACAATCCAAAAGGCGGTAAAGCTGTGGGCACTCCAAAACAAGTATAACGCGGTGAACGCTGAACACGCAAACCCCGTGGGCGGGATGCACCTGCTGGAGTCGTTCATAGTGGACAAGGAACGCGGAATAAATCCTCCGCAGATGTGGGCAGACGCACCGGAGGGCAGTTGGTTTCTTTCCTATTACGTGGAAGACGACGCTGTATGGCAGAACATCAAGGAAGGCAAGTTCAAAGGGTTTTCCATTGAGGGTTATTTCACGGACAAACCCGCAAGCAGCGAAGAACAGACAATGGCTGCTATCGAGGCAATCCTTACAAAGTACGACAATTCCGAAATTAATCCATTATATGAAATGAGCGCAATTAATAAAATTAACGAAATCAAGAAGCTGCTCGGCTTTTCGGTGGAGGAAGAAACCCCTGCCGTGAAGTTCGCCGAAAGCACTCTTGTAGACGGGACGGTTATCCGTTTCCCGGGCGAAGAAATCGCTATGCTTGGCGTAGGTTCAGTTCTTGAAGTGCAAACCCCGGACGGCGAGTTTGTTCCCGCACCCGATGGAACACATGAAACCGCTGAAGGCTACTTGGTAACAACCGAAGGCGGCGTGGTGACGCAAATCGTTGAAAAGGCTGAAGTTGAGGAAGTGGTAGAAGTTGAAAGCAGCACAGAGATGGCCAGCGTAAAAGCTGAGTTTGAGGCTAAGTTCAACGAACAGGCAGCCATCATTCAGAAGCTGACCGGACTGGTAGAAAACCTGACCAACGCACAGGCAAAGACCCTGGAAGTAATTGAGCAATTCAGCGCGATTCCCGCTGCTGAACCTGTTAAGAAAGTAAATGGCCTCAAGGGCGAAGCTGCACGCCGTGAGGAGCGTATCGAAAAGTTTGCAGAAGCAATCCGAAAAATTAAAACCCAAAAATAAAAATGGCATTCGTAGTAACTGACCTCGACAACTACGGCAAGGAAGACCGCCTTCCCCTGCTGTACAAAGCCCTCTTCGGAGGCAAGACCGCCAGCATGCTCCAGGCAGCTGGCCAGGTTATCCCCGGTATCAAAACCACCGACAACCTGAACATCCTAGATTCCACCGTTTTCTTCCAGGCTAACGGTTGCGAACCAACCACCAGCGGAAGCACCACATTCAGCAAGCGCACTTTGACCGTAGGCGATATTCAAGTCTACGAAACATTGTGTCCTAAGACACTGAAGACCAAGTGGATGCAAACGCAAATGGCTGCTGGTTCAGGTGGCGATAATGAGCTGCCTTTCGCTGACCAAATCGGAAACGAGAAAATCGGCAAAATTGCTGATGCTCTGGAAGAAGACATCTGGCAGGGAACTATCGCTGCAAACCAGTTCGACGGCTTCAATACCATCTTGACCGCTCTCGGATTCGGTGGTGCAGGCGATCCTATCGAAGGCAACCCCGCAACAGGTGGCGGATGGACTCAGCTTACCTCTTTGACCGTTGCGAATATTGACGACGCAATTTTAAAGATGGTGAACCAGGCTCAGGCTTCTACCGATGGTAAAGCTATCCTTGCCAAAGAAGATCGCTTCTTCGCTATGGGCGTAGACACCTTCCTGCTGTACAAGCAACACCTGATTGCGGCTAATAACTACCACTACAATCCTGAAACAGGTGAGCAGTTCATGGTTATTGAGCCTATCACAGGTACAAAGGTGTATGGTCTGCCAGGCTTGAATGGTTCAAACAAAATCCACTTTAGCTACTGGTCTAACTACTTCATCGGTACTGACCTTGTAGGCGAAGAAGAGAACTTTGAGTTCATCTCTGACCCGGTTAAGAAAAACGTAATCTTCAATGCCGAGTTCAAATACGGTGTTCAGGTTGCTTTCCCAACTCAAATCGTGTACTTCACCCTGTAATTAGACAGGAATTATTAACCGAAGGGGCGGGTAAAATTGCCCGCCCTTTCTTTTTAACCCCTACAAAAAAGATATGAGTTGCATTCTCACCACCGGATTTTCCCACGACTGCAAAGACAGCGTCGGGGGCGTTGATAAAATATGGCTCGTTGAATACGAAGCTGTATCCTCCTACACTTCAGCTTCAGGCGAAGTGTCCGCACTGACCCTTAATGGCGGCAAGGCGTTCTTCAAGTACGAACTGCCTAAAGACACCGCAAGTTTCACAAACACCATCACTCCAAGCGTGGAGAATGGCACGGTGTTCAACTCTGCGGAACTTAACATCAAACTGCGCAAGCTGTCCACCGCTAAGCGTAATGAAGTAAAGCTGTTGAGCGTTGCCCGTCTTGTGGCTATCGTAAAAACCAATGCTGACCAGTACTGGGCGATGGGTCTTGCGCGTGGCATGGACATGACCGCAGGCTCGTTCATGACTGGTGTTGCCCTCGGGGACATGACTGGTTATGACTTGACCTTCACGCACGCGGAAAAAGAACCCCCGCAAATTGTTCTGAGCGGTGTATTGACTTCGCTCGGAATATCGTAACTTTGAATCGTTTTGTGTTATGGTGTGAAAAGGCTGCCCTTCGGGGTGGCCTTTTTGCTTTATAGGTATTCCTCGCGGCACTTTGCCCGGAAGTCATTAATCACCCTGCTCACCTCGTTCAGCGCAATACCCGTCAGGCGGTGGATCTTTCTCATGCTCATTCCCGATAAATACAACTCCATCATCTTCGATTCGTACCACGGTTCACGGCTTTGCACCGTTTCTATCGCGTCTAATTTCTCCTGAACATCCGCTTCCTTCCGTTCCCGCCATTCGTCGTGTTCTTCGGCAACATCCCAGCCCTCAAGCGAATCCGTGCCAATGTTCAAGCTGCCTAAAGTTCCGTTCGGCTTGCAAAGGTTCGCAGCGCATCGGATGTAGAAGAACTCAAAATACCCTGCCTCCTGTGCCCGTGCTGCCTTTTCGCTCAACTCCGTGGCAATGAGTAGAAACAATTCCTGCTGCAAGTCCTTCCAATGTGCGGGGCTGTATTTCTTGCAGACCATCGCGGGCCATGTTTCGGAGGCGAGGATTTCAATAGGTGTTTTCATGTCAGTAGAAATAGCCCCTTTTTGTTTACGCGGCTGCAATGCAGGGCAAGCGCAAGCGCGTTCACGCAGTCATCGTGCAGCCCTTCAGGCGCATTGTAACTTATGCCTGTCCTTGTGTGTGTCCATTCAAAGTTCATTAATTCATCTACTATCGGGCCGTCAGGAAACACAACCTCACGCCCGTGGATTGCGCCTGCTAAATCTTCCATGATTTGTTGTTTAGAAATTGAGGTGTATTTGAAGCCCTGAATCCGTGGGCAAACGCGCTGCAAATCTTCTACAATCGGGTCGCCTACTCCCGTGGAGTCAATGACCGCAGGCGTTCTGCCGACAATCCGCTGCACGGTGTCGCGGGTTGCTTTCCAATCCAGCCGGAAACGCTCGAAGAAGGCTACCTTTTTGGACGAATTTAGTCCAATTATTACCGTCCAATCTCGGCTTTTTGCAAGGTCAATGCCATACCATTCAACCGGGCCGGCTGCTAACGGTTCGATACATGACCGAATGTGGTCTAATCCGAAAGGGTTGCTATCATCATCTGCTGGTTCTGCGAGGTACAACTCCTTAAAGACGTGCGCGGGAAGGTCACGTTCTGCCTGTTCTACTTCTTCTTTTTCCAATATGCCAGCGTTTACCGCGTCCCAAGCCGTGATTTTATGGAACTCATACCCATCTTCGCCCTGCCTTGCCCGTTCTGCCAATCGGTAGCCCCAGTTCTTTTTGCCTTTCACGTTGCCAATCAGCTTGCATTGCCCTCGTGTTTTTGTCAGCGTGGAACGAAGCGCAAACCATGCTTCCTCACGGGCGCGGGTGAACTCATCGAACACGGCCGCATAGACATCATCGCCGTAAAGATTGTCGGGCTTTTCTGCTGACTTAAATTCAATCATTGCTCCCGTTGGCAAGGTCAATCGTAATTTACTTTCGTTGGCATCAAACAGCCGCTCAGAACATTGTTGCTTGAAACGCCTGAACGCGATTTCTGCCTGTCCATATACAGGCGCAACCCACCAGAATGACTGCCCCTTTTTGCCTTGCAACGCCTTTTCAAAAAGCCACACAATGTGTGAAGCGGTTTTCCCTGCCTTCGTGCTGGCAGCGGTTACGGTGTAGCGGGCCGTGCTGTCAAGGATAGCGATTTGATACGGTGCAAGGGGCGGGCGTTGGTACTTTATCTTCATATCAATTCACCCATTAATGCGCTCATGTACGCCTCATAACTCAACTTGCTCGCCTTGTTCAGCCTGTCGGCCCGTTCTTTGTCTATCGTCTTCAGCATGGCGGCATAATTGAAGAACTCCATCAGCGGCATTGCCATAACAGCATCCATTTTCGTGAGGTCTTTTCCTGCCATCCTGTAAAACATTCCTAACCAGTCGTTGCCTGCTTCCTCAGCTTCTTCTCCTGTCGTTGGAAAAAGGTGAGGGAAGCTTTCAATAATTCGGGTAAGAGATTCGAAAAAAAAAGCGCGTAGGGGTACGCCTGCCCCACGGGCATTTTCTGACTGACTAATGCTGCTTTACGTTGAAATTCCTGCGCACTGCGTGATTTATCATACCGAATATCCTTCCAGCGAAACCACTTGCGCTTTTGTTCAATCATCAAACAGGCGATCACCTGCGGCATATTCTGTATGAACTTGCCATCGGCTGCCACTACCTGCAAGGTTGCGTATTCTCCTGCACTCACTTCAGCAGGGTTCGTGACGATTCGATACCACTTGCCACCCAATTTGAACCGCCTGCGCTTTGGCTTTTTGGATGGGTACTCGTTGAGGAAGGTCAGCTTACGATAGGCAGCGATGCGCTCGTTGTGCGGCAACTCCTCAATTTTTTCGATATGTTCATTGCTCAATACCGAAAGAATTTGATTCATGATTTCTTCAGCATCCAGGTCAGTACGCTGCCGGAGCAGGTCAAGTTCATGCAGTTGCGCTAAATTTACTTCATTCCAACTTTTCGGGTAACGCATATTCAAAGTTACGACAAAAAGCAAGTTTCCCCATTATAGGAAATGCTCATCATTGACACCACGCAACTGAGTACCCTATACGTTACGGCAACCGAAAAGGTAACGCTAAACCCTCCGTATTACTTCCTGCTGTCGTTGAACAACCGTGAAGAACGCGACATCACTTACAATTTAATAGTGACGGATTTGAGTAGCTTTCCCACGCGCTATAACCAATTCAACATAACCACGGCGCAAAGTTCGGCATGGGAAAAGGGCGAATACGAATACACGATTTACGCCCAGTCAAGCAGCAGTAACACAGATCCAACTTTAGCAAACCAAGCCGTTGAGAGCGGCGTATTGAAAATAAAATGAAAGTAGAATTTCAGCGCATAAACTTTGCCGTTCAGCCACCGCCTAAATTCAAAGAGGCACGCGGGCAGGAGTGGTACGAATACGGCCAAAAGAACAACTTCCCAGCAGTTATTCTTGACCTATACAACAGCAGTTCCCTGCACAATGCGATAGTAACCCAAAAGGCGCACTTTATCGCGGGCAAGGAAACGGCTGTTCGTGTTGAAGGTACGGTAGGCGAAAAGGTAGGCGCACAGAAAGCCCTTGATTACGCGAACCCTTACGAATCGTGGCAGGACATTAAGTATAAAGCTGCGATGGATTTAGAGAACTTCGGCGGCTTTGCTTTTCAGGCAATCTGGAACGCACCGGGAACACGTGTTCTATACTGGTATCATCTGCCGTTTGACAAATGTCGCGTGAATAAGGACGCATCGAAGGTGTGGTATTCCGACGATTGGAACGACAAGCGCGAAGAGCGTTTGGAATTTCCCGCGTTCGATTTAGAAAAGCCCGGAGGTACGCAGGTGTTGTGGTTCAAACAATACAGGGCGGGCGAAGGCGTTTACCCGCTGCCTGATTGGTATCCTGCCAGAACATACATCGAAATTGACACGAAGATTTCTGATTTCCATTACAACAACATTTCCAACGGCTTTTCCCTTGGTAAAATCATTCAGATATTCAAAGGAGAACCGACCGAAGACATAAAGGCTGAATTTGACCGCAAGTTCAAAGCCAACACCACTGGAACAGAAAACGCAAACGGCGTTCTTATTAGCTGGATGGAGAAGGGCGAAGACCCGCTTCAGGTGGTTGACTTGATGCCCGGCGATTTCGATAAGCAGTATCTTCAACTTTCTGAAACCGTCCGGGACAACATATTCTATGCCCACCGGGTAACTTCACCAATGTTGTTCGGTGTTCGTGTGGCTGGTGAACTCGGGGGACGGAATGAACTCAAACAGGCTTATGAGGTTTTTGACCGGGCCTACGTTGCGCCGAAACGGACGCAGATGGACAAGGTTCTTACCACCATGTTCAACGCAACCGGGCAAGAAGGCGAATTGTACACCATTGCCGCAGAACCTGCGGGAGAGGATGCGGTTCAGTTGTTTACCGCTGGCATTATGACCCGTGACGAAGTACGCGAAAGTTTGGGCCTAAAGGTAGAACAGCCCGTGGCCATGTCTGCACAGAACCCTTTCGGCTGGAACGACGAAGCGGATAAGGCGGTTTTTCGCAAGTACGGGCGCAGCGCGGCGGACTTTGAAGAACTGCCGGAAACCTTCGCCGAACTCACTAACCCCGAGTTGAGGCTTGTGGCGGTGATTCGCGATAACCCTAAGGCAACTCTTGAAGAACTTGCAAAGGGCGCACGGCTGACCACAACGGAAGCGGCAAATATCCTGAAAGTGATGCAGGCAAACAGGCTTATTGAGTGGACTACAAACGAAATCAAAATCACCGACAGCGGTGCGCGTTCTATTTCAGACAGCGGCGGCCTTGACACGGAAATTTTCGTTCTGTACAAGTACGGGAAAAACCCAGATGTGGGCGGGCCGTTGCTACTCGATACCTCACGGGACTTTTGCAAGTTCCTTGTAGAGGAAAACAAACTATACAGCCGCGAAGAAATAGACGCAATGAGCAGGGAATTAGGCTACAACGTATGGCAGCGGCGCGGAGGCTGGCGCACGATTGCAGGCACTAATACCCACGTACCGCAATGCAGGCACATTTGGGAAAGTAAACTTTACAGGAGGACAATTCGATGAGTTTCAAGTACTTTATAGACACGGTGTACATCAAGGAAAACACACCGATACAGGACAATTTAGACCCGAAACTCATTCAGATGAGCCTTCAGGAAGCGCAGGAGGTGACGTTACGCGACACCATTGGCAGCGATCTGTATAACGAGATTTACAGCCAATTTCCAAGCAGCCTCAGCGCGGATAATACCACGCTTCTAAACGACTACATTAAACCTGTTTTGAAGTATTCTGTGCTTTACGAAGCTGTCCTGCCGCTGACCTACAAGTTCATGAATAAATCCATCATGAAGCGTGACGGCGAAAACATGACTTCGATTTCCATGGAAGAAATGGTGAAAATTGAGCAGCGATACGCGCAAAAGCGTGACCACTTCATCGAGCGGATGAACAAATATCTTTGTACTTACCCGGAAAAGTACCCCAAGTGGCAAAACCCTGATCCCGATGCAATCGACAAACCCAATAAATTCGGTCAAAACCTCGGCTTCTATTTTGAAAAGTAAAGCCTGGCGCAAAAAGAACGAAGAAAAGTTAAGGAAATTTTTAGATGACTCTAAACCAGATAATAGCAGCAATCAGGCGGGCAGGTGAAAACCACAAAATGATTCGCTCCGTGGCGTTCGGCCCGGAGTATGACCTTGTGGCGGACGGCGGTAAAGACAACTATCCGCTGCTGTTTGTCATTCCGGATACCACCACGATGTTGTTTGATATGTCCACGGCTGACAAAGAGAAAACCTACTCCTTTGTCATGTCTGTAATGGACAGGCAATTTGAAGACAGCACGAACCAAATGGAGGTATTGTCCGATACGCTGCAAATCCTTGAGGATATTATCAGTTCGCTTCAGTACATTTACCGCGATAGCCGTGTAAACTTTGGCGTGAATGACGATGCGCTGCCGTTTTACGATGCGCATGGAGATGTGGTGGCAGGGTACACAATTAGGATGGAAGTCGGCGTACCTGCGAACAGGGACTTTTGCAGCGTACCAAGCAACAACTATGCTTTCCCGAACATAGACCAGGACATTTTGATTATTGACGGCGGGTACTACAACTCCACATACTCGCTAACTATTGACGGAGGTGTTTCATGAGCAATTACATAACGATAAAACTAAGGCGCGGCACACAAGCGCAATGGACAGCAACAAACCCTGTACTTGCAGAGGGCGAATTCGGCGCGGAAACCGATACACGAAAGTTCAAGATTGGCAACGGTGTAACGGCGTGGAACTCACTCCAATACTGGGGCGGTAGCGGTGGCGGGGCTGCTGATTTTACTGATTTGGGCGATGTTCCTGCAAGCTACACGGGGCAGGGCGGGAAATACGTTAAAGTAAAATCCACGGCTGACGGGCTGGAATTTGGAACACTCACCATCGCGGCGGGTGACTTGCCCTCTGGAATTGACGCGGCGAAGATTGCGGATGGGTCTGTTTCGAATACAGAGTTTCAGTACTTGAACGGCGTTACATCACCCATTCAGAACGCACTTGATTTTCTGAGCGCAAACAAAGTGCCTTATTCCGGGGCTTCAGGAGATGTGAACCTCGGCGAATATGCCATCAAAGCCGGGCAAATTGACTTAGACACATCACCTACGGGAACGGCAACCGTAGGAACTACGCGATGGAACGACACTATTGGAAGCAGCGAAACCACTTTAAAGGGCGGTAGTGTTATTCTGAAGAATGGCGTTGATTTAGTTGTAAGGGTGGTCAATAAGGTGTCACCAAACACAACACTAACTAAGGCAGCCTATCAAGCGGTAAGGGTTAGCGGTGCGCAAGGTCAGCGGTTGGCGGTGGCACTTGCTCAAGCAAATAACGATAACAATAGTGCCGATACAATTGGTCTTGTAATAGAAACAATCCCTACTAACCAAGAGGGATTTATAATGACCGTTGGTCAACTTGAAGGCATCAACACAACAGGCTCTTTACAAGGCGAAACTTGGGTGGATGGTGATGTGATTTATCTTAGTCCTACTACGGCAGGTGCTTTGACTAACGTCAAGCCAGTTGCCCCAAACCATATCATTATTATTGGATATGTTGAGTACGCTCACGCAAACAATGGTAAGCTATATGTTAAGGT